GTTGAAGGTTGTTCAGCACTTGCGGGCCACGATCCCCCACCGCGTCAACCATCATTCGCTGCGCTGTGGACATTTGCGGCAAGGTCGGCTTTGCGCGTCCGCCAAAGATTTGCGAAACAGCGTTTAGGCCTTGCATAGCGCGTGGTGATGATTGCACCGTATTTGCAAGCGCCCGACCAACAGGCGCACCGATTATCTGGCCTGCTGCGCTACCACCGAGAGCCAACGCTCCCGCCGCGTAAGGGTTTTGGTCATTGATGGCGGCAAGGGTAGTGCCGTAAAATGCGTCATTGGCCAAATTACGCGGAATGCTGCTGCCCCATGCACCTTGACGGGCAAGCGCAGGGGTGAAACGGGTTGCTGCATTTTGTGCAAGCGCGCCGGTTGTGTAAGTTCCAGCCAGAAGGCCAGCAACATCACCGCCAAATGCCGCAATCGGGTTGGCTTGCCGTGCGGCATCAGTTTCGAAACGCTGCGCTGCAAGGTTGGTGGCGTAGTCATTAGGCCCGAAAGCTGCTGCTACGCGGTCGCCAGCGCCAAAGAAGGCGTTAGCGGCAGTGCGGCCCACGGTGTCAACCGCGCCAAGCGTTGTATCACGTTCGGCAACGCGCTTTTCCAGCGCCATATTGTAAAGCTGTTCAGCTAGTGAACTATCATAGCCGGTTACGTTGGCAGTGCCTTCGCGAATAGCATTGATTGTTTCATCGTTGCGCTCAGGAGGCGGTGCGCCGATGGCCTTGTAATAATCGCGCAAGTTTTCGTGGCTGAAGTTCGGGTTGCCACGGTTGGCGCGCATAAAAGAGGTGATTTGCGCTTCCTGATCCGGCGAGATGCCAAAGTTCGCCTGCAACCATGCTGTGCGGTCAAAGCCACCATCGGGCTTGGCATAATTAAATTGAATATTAGTGCCTGTTGGCAGACCGCCAGTCATGTCGGGCATACGTGCAGCAGGGGTTTCAGGCTTCTTGCCTACAGCGCGGTTAATCTGATCTTCGCTAAGGCCTGCCTCCATACCAAGGCGGCGATAATAGTCCTCTGCGCGCTGAAGCCCGCTTAGGAATGTCGGTAAATCCTGATCGAGCGAGAGGTTTGCAATAGATGCGGCCATGCGGCGCGCTTCTTCGGGTGTGCTTGCCAAGCTGCTAACGCCGCCTTGGTTTACCTCAGCCATTTTAGCAACTTGCTGCTGGATCAAGTCGCCCATGATGGAGTCGGTAAGGCCTTCAAGCGTGGCGCGGTTTTGGCCAAGCAGGCTGCCTACAATTGGATATTGTGCAGCATTGCCGGAAAACTTGCCGACCGCCAAAAAGTCATCGGCCTTTTCGCGGGCATCCCGAATGACTTTAAGCAAGCCTTCAATTTGGGCAACGCGCAACTTGTCGGCTTGGCTCTTTTTATCTTGCTTTGCCGTTGCCGCCGCAGCCGCAGCCTCTGCTGCCGCAGCATCCGCCACGGCCTTGCGCGCATCGGCATCTGCCTTGGTAATTGTTGAACCTAGCGTGGCTTCGGTAACGCGATTGTCAAGTGACTTGCCTGTCAAATCAGCCGCAGCCTTTGGCCCTTCATACGGGAAAGTAGGATTAGTGGGCATTTGCGGCGCAGTGCCGCCAGCAGGGCCGATAGTGACAAGCCGACCATCCGGCTGACGCTCTACGATGTAACCATTAATGATGCGACGTTCAGCCATTACTTCATCCTTGCCAAAACGCTTTGCGCGTAGCCTCGTGTTTTTGGTCCCCACATTTTGCGGTTAGGCCCGCCGTGGTAATAGTGGAGCGCATCGGTCAGATTTCCGGTTTTCTGCAATGCTTCGCGGAAATACGCTTCGCCCAATGCTTTCTGATATGCAGCCGCCTGCGGTGATGTGCCGCGCAACAAGGCCTCGCTGTAGGGAAGGCCAAGTTTGCCAGCCATTTCCTTTGCGGTTGCGGGAAGCATCTGCGTCATGCCAAGCGCGTTGCCCCATTGGGTGCTTGGGCCGACGGCTCCGGGCCTGCCACCGCTTTCTTGCTGAATTAGTGCGTTGAAAGCCTTATCGAAAGCCGCCAGCGCCGTTGCCGACGCTGCCCCCGCATTGTTCCAGTCGTCTTCAGTAAAGGTCGGTAACGGGGCGTCCGCCGTGTCGATTGGATAAAAACGGCCATCAGGCCCTTGACGATATTCAAGGCGCTTGTTGGGGTCTTTGTAGACTATGCGCGGCTGGTCATCAGGGCCAACTTCCATCAGGCTGCCGTCATTGGCTTTCCAGCGATAAGGGTCGCTGTCTTTCGGCTTGTTCTGCCACTCCCATTGCATATCCTCGCGGCGCTGCATCCGCTGCTGTTGCGCCATGCGGGCGCGCTCTTCGGCATCGCGCTGCTGCAAAACTGTAGGCCCGTAAATTGGTTGCATGCCGGACTGTTGCAAAAGAAAGTCGCCAATTGTGCCAGCAATTGCACGGCCTACGCCGCCTTGACCGAAAAAGCCCGGCTTCTTGGGTTGCTGCATTTGCTCTATTCCGATGGGCATGGGCTGGCTTTGCTGTTGGCCCATTTGTTGATTTATCCCGTCGCCAATGCCCGGAGTTTCCCAAGGGCTGCGGTAGTCGGGCATTTTTCGGCCAAACATGCCTTGGCGCTGAAAACCTAGTGCCATATCAAACCCCCTTGAAACCGCCTGAAGCCCAGCCTGACAAGGCGGAACCAGCCAAGCCGCCCAGCATCCCGCCAATACCCTGTTTCTGAGTGGTGGTGGTCGTGCCGTAACCGCCTGAAGCGTTGCGGACGTTGCCATTCAATGCGCCTACACCAATCCAAGGCAATTCCGCAGCATTGTTGAGAAGCGACTGGCTGCCCCCCATAAGCTGCTGTGCTTGCCCAATAGCGTCGTTCTGATAGCCGCGCTCCATTGCGTAGTTCTGGAAGCGCATGTTGTTTTCAGCGTTGGCAAGCTGGCGGGTCAATTCACCCATGCCATAAGCGGATCCATAGCGGCCCGCACCCGAATAGCGCGACAGAACGTCATTCGAGACATTCTCGCGGGTCTGTTCAAGTTGGCCGTCAAGATACGGATTGCCGTTCAAATAGCGGCCTGCGAGTGTGTCATTGACAAGGCTTTGTGAACCGCGAATCCCCTGTTCAGCCCCCGGTGCAAGACGCCCGTAAGTGTCCATCTGCATTCCGGCATATTTGTTAAGCGTCGGCTGCTGCTGGTCGAACACCTGACTGGACTGCTCAAGCCCCTTAAGAATGTAGGGCTGTGCAGGTGCCCACGGGTCGTTCTTTTGAACAGTTTTCGTTTTGCCCATTATATCAATTCCTTAAGTAAATCTTCCCCAACTCGCACCCAACCGAACCGCTTAAGATGGCGCTCCCATCCTTTGCGGCCCGTGACTCTCATCCAATTCATTCCCGATTCCTTGGCGGCTCGCTCAATGACGGCCAGATACTTGTCGGAGGCGTTCACAACGCGCCCGCCACAAAGCCATAACTCCAGTGTGTCGCCATCGCGTCGGCTAACCAAAGCGGCCTCGTCGCTCATCCATAATTGAGCATGGCCGCTGTCAATTAATCGTGCGCACTCGTCCCAAGTATAGCCACCTCTTGCCAATGCTGGCTTGAGATAGCCTAGAGCCTTTCCCCACTGTCCTGCCGCTGGTGACGGGACATAGCCAAACGTCATACCTCAAATTCACTTGAGACGCGGTTAGGACGCCCGCCTGAAGGCACGTTGCCGCCTGTTGTGCCGCCTGCTTGTCCGGGGTCGGTTGGTGTGGTTACAGTGCCGCCCGTTGTCACCGTGCCACTTTGGTCTGTTTCCTGCGTGACCGTCAGGGCTGGCATTGCAATAAAGTCGTTTGAGTAATCAGGGATTCCAAATGTTGTAACCCCATCGCCTCCGAATGTATCGCCAAGATAATCAGCTAATTGCGGGAAGTCAGTCTTGTTCAAAACAGAGCCATCACAAAGCAGATGGAACGGCACGGCATCCTGCGTTGGCCTGAAAAGCAAATCGCCTACGTTGAAAAACCCTTGCTGGATTGCCTTGAAGGCGTTTGACGTCCTGCGCTGAAAATCAGGCCCGTCATTCGGCACAACAACTGCATAGGTCGTCTTGGTGCAAATGAAGGCATAAACAGGGGTTGTCATATTACACACCCCCTCCAGAAGGAGCGACAACAGCAACGCGCGCATCAATCTTTTGCGTCAACCAAACAGGCGATGGAGAGAATGACTTTATCCTGCTCACCTGCCAGCCCCCGGCTCGCCCACAAAATCAACCGCCTTGGCATAGGTCCATGTCGTGCCAGCGGCTATCTGGAATGTGGGTCGCGTAAACCTTGCCGAAAACCGAAGCGGCATGTCGCCGGAAGTTGTCAGGCTGTTAAAGGCCGTCGAACTTCCGGCGTCCCCAAGGCGCTGCTTCCCTAGCAACGTCAGCGTAAGGCCCGCAGCCGCGTCCGTGTCCGGTCGCGCCATACGCAAGCAGGCCCGTTGCCCCCTGAACAACTCCAAATCGCTTCCCGTGAACTTTGCAGCCTGTGGTGTCCCGTCGAAATGTCCTAACTCACGAGCTGAATTGAACACATACAAAAGCGGATCGCCGCCCCTAAATATCGCATCATCAAGGCTTGGAAGCCCTACCCCATCAATGTCGGTATCTTCCGGCATGTCGGGTGGGTAATCTTCATCAATCGAAACGGCCTTGGTGACACCTGAAAAGATAATGGACGAAACCACAGGCAGAATTGACCAGCGCCCGAAATCCCAATGGTAGCACCAGATTTTGTCTGCCATCGACCACATGACAACGCGGTTTACAGGGTCTATCGCCGTGGACATTGAAGGCCAGTCAGACACATCGTAAAGGCTCAGGAACGTCCTATCGACCTTCTCTTGACCAATAGGAACGGCTTGGCTGCCATCCCACATCATAAAGCCATTGTCTGACAGGAAGAAGGCTATCCGGCCCCATTGCGCAACCGAATGAACGGTAACGCAGCCGGTATTTGTTGAGACTACGTTAAATTCGAAAATGATATTGCCGCCCACATAATCCATGCGGCGGATGCAGTTGCGTTGCAGGATAATCCCATACTCGCCCGACAAGATGCCGTTAATGCGCCCCCCATCTGGTAGGATGTTCAAGTCTGCTTGCCGCTGGCCTACAGTCCACCATTCCGCATCGTTAATGCCGGACCAGCCAAGGTGCATAACCTTGCCGTTGCGGACACCGCCGACAAGGAAATCCTTGACTACAGCCAGAGTTTCAAAGCGCGGCGGATCGCCGCCAAGGTTCGACACCGTGTCAGCCGCCAAATCAATCTTGACCAACGGGTCAGCGCCATTTGACGCAATCGCTAGCCCGCCAAATTGCGCAAAACGCCAGCGAGCATCTGACAGGAGGCTATATCCCGTCCCTATCGACGTCCAAGCACCCGAAAACGCCTTGTAGAGGCTTGTCGCGTCCCCTGCGAGAATGTAGCTTAAGCCTTCAGGGGTGGTAAAAGATGCCCCGCCCTTGGGAGTAGTTGCTATAGCATCATACAGCTTTACAAACTGCCCAACGGGACGATAGCCATCCTCAAGCGGAAACACCCCTTCGCACTCGGTCAAGATGTTCGGATTGTTCGACTTCGCCTTGTCAGGCGCGAACTCCCCTAAAATCATATACCCCACCCGACAACAGGATTGCGCAGGCGAAGCGGCATTGATAGGCGATAGCGGTTGCCAGCGTCCGCCAGTTCGGCAATCGCCTCATCCATTGCGGACTTCCACACGCCTAGACGTGCATCGTTCCAGAGATAGGCTTCAGCAGCCAGCAGCGAACCATAAATGTAAATGTCGGGATGCTTTTCCAACAGCCAATTTGTCGCTGTGGAGCCGTTCAAAGGAGGAATACCGGCGACATAGGAAATTTTGACCGTGTAAGTCGTGTCAGGTGACGGCCCGAAAATGAACTGGCCATCCTCAATTGCAAAGGCGCGGGGCTTGCCCGTTGTCTGGTCGGCATATTCCGAGCGCAGCACAGATGGGGAGACTTGCATCAAGGGTTGGCGGGGGTCGGTCGTCAAATGAATAGACCGAAGCTGCCAGAAGTCGGTCGGCAGGCCCAAAGTTTCCCCTGAAAGCGAAGTCGTTGCCGTGCTTTCGCGCTCAGGGGTTACAATGATGCGATTGAACCGGCGTTCGGCAAGCGCAATAAACTCCGGTATCTTGGATGTAAGGTCAGAGCGGTTCAGCCATTCGGCCAAAGACGCCTTTAATTCTGTCCAAGTTGCCGGGTCTTCAGACATTATGCAGTCTCCAGTGATTCCAGACGCTCGATGGTCGGCTCATAACGCTTGGCGCGCTTTTCACCGTGAGCAATCCAGTCCTTTTCCTGCTTCACCGCATGATGGTTGGTCAGGACAATCTTGTGAATGTGACCGACTTCCCACGAAACGCCGTGGTCAAGGTATATCGGGACGCCCGCCGCCTTCAGTTTCTTGAAGAAATAGACGTCCTCGCCAATCATCCCTTGGAAGTTGTCGGTCGGTGTGAACATGAACAGCGGCATGAAGGTTTTAGCGCCTTCTTCTTCCGCCTTGACCTGGAGGGCGTCGAAGCAATCCATGCGCATAAGGCAAAGCCCTAGCCCCATATGGTCAACTTCTTCCAAGACGTTATCGTGCCACTTTTCCATAGTGGTGTAGCAAAGGTTCTTGTGGTCCTCACCATCGTCATTGGTGACAATCTTTGCAGCGGTCGGGGCAGTAGGCGTTCCCCTGCGCGCATAGTTACAGCCAACAACAGGCACATTACGCGCCCATAGGCGACAGATGGTGTCGGGCGGGAAAACATGGTCAGCGTCGGCCCACAGCAGATAATCAGCGCCCCAATTCAGGGCTTCAGCCACAAGCATGTGACGGCTTTCGGTCAGCATCGAATTGCTAACCACAAACCATTCAACTTCCTTTTCGTATTCCTCGCCGTCCGTGTTGGTCAGTTTGGCTTCGTAAAAGTGCTTGATTGCGCATTGCAGGCTTTTCGAGAACATCAGTTCAGGATTGCCGTAACAAGGTGTGCAAATGGCTATTTTCAAACTTGGCATAAAATACCCTCTCAGATGGTTCCTTTGGTGGTGCGATAATCGCGATTGGCTGGGTCGTTCGCCCATTTGCGCCATGCGTCGGGGTCGCTGAACCATCCTTCGGTGAATGACTGGTTCAGAACGGAAAGCGGGATGAGTGCCACCCGCGTAAAATCCTTGCCGGGCTTCTGCTCAGAAAGCATTTTGGCATTTTCGATAATGGGCGCGACATCTTGCCGCGATTCGATCCAGTATCGGCCATCCTGTTCGTGGTGGATGGTCTTGCGGCGCTCATTCGGAATGAGGTCCAGAAGGTTTTGTATGGACATAAAATCTCCCAAAAAAGGGGACCAGCCCGAAGACTAGCCCCCTTAGTTGTCCTGAGAGAGGGGTCAGGAGGTCGCGAGGTCCGCAATCAGCGAGTGAGCATCCGGGTTGCGCATTTCCAGCGTGTATTCCGAGATGATATCGCGGGTGACGGCATCGCCAACGCGGCCAAGCTCCTGCG